CCAGCCGTTCAGCCGCCGCCAGAAGCAGGTATTGACCTGGTGGTGTGACGGCTCCCCGGTGCGGGACGCCGAGGGCATTATTGCGGACGGTTCCATCCGCTCCGGCAAGACGGTGTCGCTGTCGCTGGGGTTCTGCCTGTGGAGCATGAGCCGGTTCAGCGGCCAGAATTTTGCCCTGTGCGGCAAGACGATTGCCAGCCTGCGGCGCAATGTACTGGGCGGGCTGAAGCAGATGCTGACCGCCCGGGGGTACACCGCCGCCGAGCGCCGGGGCGACAATCTGCTGATCTTGCGGCGCGGCAGCGTCGAGAACTACTACTATCTTTTCGGCGGCAAGGATGAGGCCAGCCAAGACCTGATCCAGGGCATCACGCTGGCAGGGGCGCTCTTTGATGAGGTCGCCCTGATGCCGGAAAGTTTTGTCAACCAGGCCACAGCCCGCTGCTCGGTGGCGGGGAGCAAGTTCTGGTTCAACTGCAACCCCGAGGGCCCGGAGCACTGGTTCCGCAAAAACTGGATCGGCAGGGCTTCCGACAAGCGGTTGCTCTACCTACACTTTACGATGGAGGACAACCTCAGCCTGACCCCGCCCATCAAGGCCCGCTACCGCGCCCAATACACCGGCGTGTTCTATGAGCGGTACATCCGCGGGCGGTGGGTGGCGGCGCAGGGGCTTGTTTACCCCTTTGTGGCCGAGCACCCGGACAGCTACATCCTGCGCGGGACGACTGCGGGGATGGACGGTGCGTTTTACATCTCCATCGACTACGGCACCCATAACCCTTGCAGTATGGGGCTGTGGTGCGTGCAGCGCACTGTGGCTGTGCGCCTCAAGGAGAGCTACTACGATTCCCGCGCGATGCAGCACCAGCGCACCGATGAGGAACACTACGCCGCGCTGGAGGAACTGGCGCGGGGGTATTACGTCCGGGAGGTCATCATCGACCCTTCGGCGGCGTCTTTCATCGAGACAATCCGCCGCCATGGCCGGTTTGCGGTGCGGGCGGCGTCCAACAGCGTGTTGGACGGCATCCGGGTGACGGCCAGCCTTTTGCAGGCCGGGCGCGTGAAACTGCACGAGAACTGTACCGACGCGCTGCGGGAGTTTGCGGCCTACTGCTGGGACGATGCCGCCCACGAGGACGCTGTGCTGAAAGAAAACGACCACGCCATGGATGATATCCGCTATTTTTGCTACACAATTTTGGCCCGCGAATACCGTTGGGCAGACTGGAGGCGCTGATATGTTTGACAAACTGCTGCGCTGGCTGCGTGCCCGGCTGGCCGAGCTGTTCGGCGATACGGCCGACACGGCTGACATTGCCCTGAGCGGCCCGATGGAGAACGCGCTGCATTTGTGGGCGCAGATGTACGAGACCGGCGGCCCCTGGTGCAATGCCGAGAGCGGGCTGCACAGCCTGTACATCCCAGCGGCGGTGGCGCGGGAATTTGCCCGCCTGGTGACGATGGAACTTGCTGTCAGTGTGACCGGCTCGCCCCGGGCAGACTTTTTGGCGGCGCAGCTGGCACCGTTCCTGGATGAGCTGCCCAATCACACCGAGATCGCCTGTGCGCTGGGTGGGGCGGTGTTCAAGCCCTATGTCAGCGGCGGGCGGCTGGTGGTGGATGTGGTGCAGGGAGATTGCTTCTTCCCCACCGCTTTTGACACGTCGGGGCGGCTGGTGGGGGCCGTGTTCAGCGAGCAGATCAAGCGCCGCGGCACGATCTACACCCGGCTGGAACGCCACGAGTTCACCGCCGGGACGGAAGTTATCCGCAACAAGGCGTTTGCCAGCAGCACTACGGCGGCACTGGGCAGCGAGATACCGCTGACCGATGTGTCCGAGTGGGCCGACATTGCCCCCGAGGTGACGCTGACGGATTTGCAGCGGCCGCTGTTCGCGTATTTCCGCATTCCGCTGGCAAACCGCAATGACCGGCACAGCCCGCTGGGGGCGTCGGTCTATGGGTTGGCGGCGGGGAACATCCGCGATGCCGACGAGCAGTACGGCCGCCTGCTGTGGGAGTACGAGGGCGGCCAGCTGGCCGTGGATGTGGATGCGGCGGCCCTGCGCCCTACCGAGAACGGCGGCCAGCAGATGGACCAGCGTGGCAAACGGCTGTACCGGGGCGGCATTACCGGCAACGTGGGCGACCGGCCGCTGTTCAACGTGTTTGCTCCGGCGCTGCGGGATGAAAGCTACCTGCGCGGGCTGGACAGCGCCTTAAAGCGCATTGAGTTCCAGTGCGGGCTTGCCTACGGCACGCTGAGCGACCCGCAGAACGTGGACAAGACCGCCACCGAGGTGCTTGCCAGCAAGCAGCGCAGCTATGCCACGGTGAGGAGCATCCAGCACGCGCTGCAATGTGCGCTGGACGATTTGCTATACGCCATGAACGCCTACGCAGACCTGTACGGCCTGTGCCCGGCGGGCGACTGGTCGCTTGCCTGTGACTGGGATGATTCCATTGTGAACGCCCCCGGCGAGCGCAAGGCGCTGTTCTGGGGCTATGTGCAGGCGGGCAAGTTCCCCTTTGCACGGTATCTGGTGGAGTTTGAGGGCTACACCGAGGAAGAGGCCGCCGCCATTGTGGCCGCTGCAGACGCCGAAAACGGCGGCGGTGATACGCTGACCTTTGGCGGTGCGTGATGCTGGGGCCGGAGTATCTGGCACAGCTGCCGGACGCGCTGTGCAGCCTGTGGCGGCAGGTCGAGGACGACATCCTGCGGGACATTGCCCGGCGCATCACAGCGGCGGACGGCATGACCGAGACAGCGGTCTGGCAGGCGCAGCGAATGGAACTGCTTCGCACGGTGCAGAACTATACTGTCAACACGCTGGCTAAGTACGCCAAGCGCAGCCGCAGCGAGATACGCCGCCTGCTGACCGAGGCGGGCACGGCGACACTGGCCGCCGATGATGCCATCCACCGCGCGGCGGGCAAGGACTCGGTGCCGGTGAATGAATCCCCTGCCCTGCTGGATCTTTTGAATGCCGGATACCGCCAGACCCTGGGCAGCTGGCAAAACCTGACGGCCACGACGGCTGCCACCGTGACCGGCGAGCTGGAACAGCGCCTTGACCGGGCCTGGCTGCAGGTCAGCACCGGGGCGATAGACTACAACACTGCCATCCGCCGGGCCGTGGACGACCTGGCCGACGGCATGAAGTATGTCACCTACCCCACCGGCCACCGGGACACGCTGGAAACTGCAGTGCGCCGCTGTGTGCTGACCGGCGTGAACCAGACCGCCGCCAAGTTGCAGCTGGCCCGCATGGAGGAGCTGGGCTGCGAATTTGTGGAGGTGACAGCCCACGAGGGCGCCCGCCCGAGCCACGCCGTGTGGCAGGGGAAGATTTACCACATAGGTGGTGCCGTCACATTGGACGGCGTGCGGTACGAGGACTTTGCCAAGGCCACCGGCTACGGCACCGGCGCGGGGCTGTGCGGGTGGAATTGCCGACACAATTTCTACCCCTACTGGCCGGGCATCAGCGTACCGAATTACACGGAAACGCGGCTGGCCGCGCTGAACGCCAAGTGTGTGACCTACGGTGGAAAGCAGTACACCCGGTACGAGATCAGCCAGATGCGGCGTGATTTGGAGCGCCGGGTGCGGAAGTACCAGCGGCGCTTTCTGGCTGAGGACGCCGTCGGGGTGGATACCGGGCCGACGGCAGTCAAGCTGAAAGCCGCGCGAAAGGCGCTGACTGCGTTTGTGCAGGATACTGACGGCAAGCAGGACGAAGGGCGAACGCGGTTGCAATCTGCCCGAAACAATGCTATACTGAAAGAAACCAGCGGCAGTTACAAGGAAATCACGATGCAGAGCATCCAGAATGTTCAGCCGTTTGCCTGTGAGACTTTGGACGCCGCGGGCAGCCGTGCGTTGGCAAACGCGCACAAGAAGCTGCTGCTGGAAGCCCGCAAAGTGCCGCTTGGCGTGGAAAAGGCCCGCTGCTATGGGCTGGATATGCAGCCGTTGGGTGGGTATTATACCGGTGAGAAGGCCGGAAGTGTTCGCATCTCGAATTTTAGTGAGCCGTATATTGCGATACACAACCATCCCAGCGGACTGACGTTCTCGCCGGGCGATATTCTTGGCTTTGCGCACAGGGATTCTATGCAGATGCTGACGGTCGTCGGCAATGATGGCACTGTATATGCGTTGGAAAAAACAGCTGCAACCAATTCCTGCTTGCTGAAAAAGGCAGCATTGTCGCTATACGATGCGGCGAATGACCCTTCGCTGACGCGGCAGGCTATAATGAATCTTGTTACTCATTTTCTTGGAGAGGTTACGCAATATGGAGTCCACTATTACGCCGGAAGAGATTGAAAAAATGAAGGCGTTCCTGAAAGAACATCCTGTTGACCCGCAGTATGATGGGCTGCTGGATGGGGACATTCCGACCGAACAAGCGCATGCGCTGATTTATGAATCTCTGCTGAAACAACTTGGCGAACTCCCCGAATAACAACCCTACACAAAACCACGATGCGAACCGCACCGTGGCTTTTTTATGCCTACCTTTGGCTGCATGAGGCCGGGGCAGGCAATTTTTATACCCTTTTGCCCGGATGCGGCAGGGCTTACAGGGCCGCGCAGACGGTGACGGCGACCACCTTAAAACGCCTATCTGACACCCTACACAGGAGGTAAAACCCATGAAAACCGAAGAACTCAAAGCACTGGGCCTGACGGATGACCAGGTGCAGCGTGTGTTTGCGCTGCACGGTGCCGACGTCAACCGCGAGAAGCAGGCCGCCGCCACGGCTGTGGCCGAGCGTGACACCCTGCGCAGCCAGCTGGCCGACGCCAACAAGAAACTGGAAGGCTACGACCCGGACTGGAAACAGAAAGCCGCCGACACCCAGCAGGCTGCTGACGAGAAGATCGCCGCATTGCAGGCCGGGTATGCGGCCCAGAACGCTGCCGCCGGGCTGAAATTTACCAGCGAGAGCGCGAGGAAAGCCTTTTTGGCCGACCTGAACGCCAAGAAGCTGCCCTTGCAGGATGGTTCCCTGCTGGGCTTTGACGACTTTGTGAAGAGCTACAAGGAAAGCGACCCTTTGGCTTTTGCCGCCGAGGNCGGGCACGCCCGGCAGCCCGGTACAGCCGACCGGCCGCGAACAGGCCAATGCAGCGCTGCGTGCTGCGTTTGGCAATGGAAAGGAGTAAAAAATTATGCCGAATGTCATTGATCGTTCCCGCGCCGAGGCGCTGATCCGCGAGCAGGTCGTGCCGACCATCTTCCAGGATGCGCCGAAAAATTCCACCGTCATGCAGCTGGGCCGCAAGCTGCCCA